CAATGCAGCCATACGCTCGGAGATTGACAGTCCTACATCTTACTCATACGCAATACAAGCCGACAGCATCCTCTCAATGGACGACGACGAGGACACGAACAAGGGCAACCAGTACAACGTGTTTGTAAAGTCGTTCATAGTCACCATAGACGTTGAAGAAGACGCCAGCAGCGAAAGCTCTGACGATTCCGAAAATACAGACAACAACAACAGTAATAATAACTAATTAAAGAAAGGGTAAAATTATGGCAAAGAAAACAACTTTGAAGCCGATTAGCTTAGGCTATCGCACAGTTGGCGCTGGCACTGGCGACTACACAAAGGTTATGGGTGTTCTCAAGGGTCTTGCTATTGCTCAGGACGAGCCCGACTCTACTGAGATTGAGGCCGAGTTCTACGACTCTCCGTTCGACATCATCTATCAGGGCAAGCCTGTGACGATGACATTCGAGCTCGCAAACTACGACTTGAACGAGCTGGACGAACTGTTCGGCGGTTCTTACACCTCTGGTACTGCAGGTACTACTGCAGAGGTCTACGAGGGTGCTACTGCAGCCACCACGAAGGAGTACGAGTGGAAGCTCGACTTCGGACGCGGCTTCGGCTCTCTGGTTATCTACAAGGGTCTGACTGTCGGCACTCTGAAGAAGGACGCAGACGGCGCTCTGAACTTCAGTGTGACCATCACCTCGCTCGTGTACACCGACACCACGGTTACTCCGAACGTCGACCACATGTACAAGATTATCGGCGACACTCCGTCTGCATAATCTTGATACAAGAAAGAGGTAATTCTCTGTTTTCGTAAGCGCGGGGGTGCGTTGAGAGGGTTCATCCCGATAGCGCATCCCCATATTATCGAATACAGAGCAGGCATTAAAAAGAAACGCAAACGAAACACAGAAGAATGAAGAAGAATAAGTTCGACAACAAGAAGAAGGCAGAAGAGAAGAAAGAGGACGAGGAAGAGTTCTCGTTGCCAGAGTTCTCCGTTGAAGTCAAGCAAAACATCGTAGACATCATCAACGATTCTCCGTCGCTCGTGAAGCTTGGAGACAAAGAGTACAGAGTAAAGGATATGCGATACTATTCAGTGTTCCGAATCTGCAGACTCGTGACAGATATGAGAAAAGCAGACGAGACGCTTGACGACGACAACAAGGTAATCACAGCGCTATGCACTGATTTGGACGCCATGTGCGAGATAATGGCAGTCATTCTCTGCAACCATCGCTTCACGCCAGACAGAGAGAATGCTGACGAGAAGAACGACAGGATGATAAGACAGATGAAGACGAAAGTCATGAACTCGACGTTCGACGCAAACCAGTGGGCAGCAATAATCTTAGGAGCGATACAGTCCATCGACTTGAGTGCTTTTTTTTTACTCAAAAAATCGGTGAGTACGCTTACGGATTCACTGCTGATGCGCAAGAGGAAGTCAATGGAGACAGCCTCACAGTTTATGGAAGCACTGTCATTGCGGACGCAGCAGACTTCATCAAAGCCTACCCCCAGTACCGACTAGACGACTACCTCTACCGTCTGTCGTGCGCACAGATACAGTTCATGGCTGTCGACAACACGCACACGAAGTACTTGAAAGGAGCTGACAAGGCAGCTTGGAACAACTACAAGGAGGCGTTGGACGCGCAGAACAAGTTGGAGGACTTCTACACGAGTCTCGGAGCTAAGAACCTCAAGGCTGGAGAAGAGTACGAGATTCCAGTGCATCGTAACAAATAGTATTAACTCTATAAAAGAAATAGCGATATGGCAAACAACCCGACGATAGTAGCTGCGTCTTTGAGCGACCAAGACTTAAAGAACTCGATAGACAAGCTTGTCAAGCATGTTGAAGAAGCAACGAACAAGATGGCAGGTTCTATGGACTCTGCTGTCGAGCAGATGAAGAAGAAGCTTGGCGAACTTGGAAACGTAAAGATTGACTTTGGAGGCACATCGTCAGGTGGAGTGACTAAAAAAGTCATTAACGACCAGAGAGAACTTGAAGAGCAAACGAAGAAAACGACACAAGCAGCCAAAGAACAGAAGATGACGTTTGACCATACTGCACAATCCCAGCAAGTTGCAATTCGTAGTGCAAGTAGCTCTTTCAGGAATGCAGATACGCTGCAGATGATGCAGACAAACCTTGACTTACTACGAGAAAAACTACGTGACGCACGTCAACAATATTCGTCTTTTATTGCTCTTGCCGCACATGCGACAACAACTGGCGATAAAGGGCTATATCAATTTGCCACATCTGGAGTACGCCAATACGAGCAGGAAGTCAAATCGCTTATTCCTCAAATTCGTTCAATGCAAACTGCTATGCAGCAGATGGGTGACGTCATTGCGCCTCAAGGTCATACGATACAGAACTACGTCAATAGCATTGGAAAAGTAAGCCCAGAACTAAAGCAACTTGGGGAACAGATTAAAAGCAATTCAATGTCTGTCGAGCGCAGTAATGCGGACATGAACAATGCCACATCGTCGGCAAACCGTTACACAGAGGCAATACGAAAGCAAGCGCAGGCGATAAGGGAAAGCGCCGAGTGGAAACAGAAAGGTGAGTATGCAATGATGCTCAATGCCGAGACTGGTGCAATGACATGGGTGTCCGCAAACGACAGACGCTCCGTAGAAGAGCAGTTGGTTGCAATCTACGAGACAGAGAACAGAAGCAAGTCGCAAATTCTTGAGCAGGAAAAGCAACAGAACGAAAGTGTAAGAGAAAGGCTTGAAACAGAAAGAAAAGTTGTAGATATAGAAAGCAAGCGTTCACAACCGAAGACGTTTGCTTCATACGACGATTTAAGGCAGTCAATAGCACATGTATTAGGTCTGCAGCAGTCCCAAGTAAAGCTTGCGGATGCAGAGACGGCATCATACAACAACCTTGACAAAACGCTAAAGCAGCTAACTCAGGCATACTACAGACTCAGCAATGCAGAGAGAAACAGTGACCAAGGCAAATCATTGATAGCATCCATACACGAAGTTGAGCGCGCTATGCAAAAAATACGCTCTCTCGCATCCAGACCAATATCATTAGACTCAATTATAGGGATAAACGGCAAAGGAGGACTTTCCGAAAAGACTCTTGACGATATTGCATACAAGATGCAGAGACTTGCTTCATACAGAAGCGGTCTTGATGTTGATTCGCAAAAGAACGAAATCAAGCAAGTCAACGACGAGTATGACCGCTTAAAGAAGAAGATGGACGAAGTCATGAACAAGAACCAGCAGATGGTCGGTTCAAACAACGCTCTTGGGCGCTCGTGGAACTACATGAAGAATCGTCTTGCGTTCTACTTTACAGTAGGAGCTTCAACGCAGTTTATCAAGAATTTGATTGAAGTACGTTCTCAGTACGAGATGAACGAGCGTGCGCTTGGTATTCTCATCAACTCTGCGGAGAGGGGAACTCAGATATTCAACGAGTTGTCTCAGATGGCTCTCGTTTCTCCATACACCTTGATAGAACTGTCAAACGCAGCAAAGCAACTGACTGCATACGACATTGCGGCAAACGAAGTGGTAGACACGACACGCCGTCTTGCAGACATGGCTTCTGCTGTTGGTGTCCCGATGGAACGTCTGACATACGCACTCGGTCAGATTAAGGCTTACGGCTATCTAAACAGCCGAGATGCACGTATGTTTGCAAACGCTGGTATTCCTCTCGTCCGAGAGCTGTCAAAGTACTACACTGAACTTGAAGGAAAGATGGTAAGCGTCGGTGATGTATATGACAGAATGAAGAAGAAAGCCATCGACTTCAACGATGTTATGTCTGTTGTAACAAAGATGACCGACGAAGGCGGTAAGTTCTTTGACTTCCAAGCAAAGATGGCTGACACTCTTAAAGTACGTCTTGCCAACCTGACGCTTGCATGGAACAATATGCTTAACGACATTGGAAAGTCTGAGCAGGGTGTTCTTACAACAGGTATAAACCTTCTTAAAGACTTTTTCCTTAGATGGAAAGACATTAACAGAGCTGTCGAAGACCTTGTAATCGTCTTCGGCGTCTTGAAGGCAGCTCAACTTGCGTACTACGGAATGGTTCTCGGGACAAATAAAGCGATTGCGATTGAAACCGTTCTTGGGACAAAGCTTTCAAACGTGTTACGCAACCTTGGAACAACCATGAGCACAGTCTTGACGTCTGGCGCCACATGGTGGGGGCTTCTTGCTGTTGCCGCTGGGGCTGCTATTGTCGAAGTTGTTCGAGGGAACGAGGCGATGAAAGAGTTCAACAAGACTTTGCGAGAAAACGCCAAAAACACCTATAATGACTTGGAGAGATTCAAGGAGCAGTATAAAGAGCTTCGAGAAAGCCTTTATCAGACGATAACAGACAACAACGGAAAGACCATTGTAACGCCTCAAAACATTAACGTTGACGACGCAGAGAAGGCTTGGGAGTCTGTAAAAGAACAGATAGAGCTTTCTTCTCACGCAAGCGACAAATATGTCGGAAGTCTTTTGCAGATAAAAAATATCAGTGAAAGGCTGAGGCAAAGTTTTGCTGTCATTGACGACATACAATCTGTGTCAGCAGCAATAAAGGAGCTTGGAGATGGTGCAATAAAATTAGAGAGAGACTGGTCTGGTTGGTGGAACTTATGGACTCTTCCTGACGGTACGATAGGGAATCTCAAAGACGCCCACATGTGGCTTGGGAAGATTGAAGAGAAATATGGTTCAATTGAAAAAGCAAGGAAAGCTGCTTCTGGAGAAGACAGAGCTCCATTGGGTATAGACAAGAAATACCAAGACGACGCTGAGCGATGGCTTGACAATTACGAAAATGAACTTAGAAAGTTCAGGGAAGACCTTGAGTCAACAAAGGAGTCTGTTCTAAACTTCATAAACGCGCAAGGGTGGAGTGGAAACGTAAACAAGGTTAATGAAACGTTCAAACAGATTACCGACAATCTCATACAACAGAACCAACTTGACCCTGAAAAAGCGTATACGCTTCAGATTGAGATGGAAGAAGCACGTTCAAAGGCCGCAAAAGAAGCCCAATATATAAGGCTTCAAGACCTTAGAAATGCATATATGGCTGAAAAAGACAGCCTTCATAAAGAAGAGATAGCTAAAGAATACGAGAAGGAGGCAGAGATATATAACAACTGGAATCTTTATAACGGTCGCCAAAAAGTTGAATGGGAGCGCTTTACCAAATATCTCAAGGAACAGCACCTGTCTGAAATGACAGCAATGTTCAGGGGTATGAACGCAAAACAAATAGAGTCATTGAACTTCCAAGAAGGGAAATATGCGGATTGGGTGAAACGCATGGTTACTAATTATGCGAAGAGCCACAAGATGTCGTACGATGAAGCATTTAACTACCTGAGAAATTGGGTTGCAAGCGCAAATCAGTGGAGCATCTTTATACCTCTTACTATAAGCACAGACAAAAACAAAACTGTCATGAAGACGCTTGAAGAGGCTGATGCAGCTGCTGACAAAGCATGGAAAGATATGCAGCGTCTTGACAAGGAGATTGCGAGATTAAGGAAAAAGGGAGCAAAGGAAGTTGACGAAAACAACATAACTGCTTCGGAAGACGACCAAAGACTTACAAAGGCACTAAAAGAACGAGCTGCAGCTGAAAAAGACTACAACAAAGCTGTTTCTGATGGTGGAGAGTCGAAGAAAGAAAACGCTGCAAATACCAAGCACAGAA